CACTTTTTTTGTGTTTACAAGTCTTACATGCAATTTCAAAAAACTTAAATTCATTGTTTTTGTCTCTTAGAATTTTATTAAAAACTTTTTTACTTGTCTGTATCTGTTCCACATTGAAGGCGTTTTTTTGCTTTTCTGTTAAGTTCTCAATATTAGAAAGATCCGAATATTTTTTTATTTGCATTACATTAGCACGAAAGTTTAACTTAAAATTATGAATATCTACTTTTTTACTCATAGATACCAAACGCGCATGGTTTATCGGAGTTACTTTTTTACTACTTGTTTTGTTTACTGAAACTAATGTACTTGAATTTTTCATTTGAATAATTATTTATGGATCTTCATCCGTTTATAAAATTTGTTTTACTTTGCTAAATTAGTGTAATTTTAATTACTACACAAGTTTTTTTTAACTTTTTTTTGTTTTAAGGTTTTAAGTTTTAGTTATTACCTCAATACATTAGCAAAGTTAATACTATTTTACACTTCTGCAACTATTTTTTTAAAAAAATGTAAGAAATTTTTAAAGTTTTTTGTAATTACTTGAATATCAAATGGTTATAAATGAAAATAATTTATATAAATTTTGTAACCTAATTATAATTATATAATGATATCATACAAATATACATTTAACCACTGTAAACAATAGACTCACATATAAAACAGGTAACAAGGTTAAAAAGTGTTTTAATTAATAAGGTTATTATATATGGATTGAAATTGCCTAAGATTATTAAACCATCATAACAAATCTATCATACATTAAAACATACTACAACAACAAAACAAAGATCTATTATTTATATATAATATATCCCTATGAACTACAAACGATAAATAAAGAAGACACTAATACAAACGTCATATAATAGGCTTACAAATATTGAAACATATATAAGAGGTTAGGCAAAACCTAAAAAGTTATAGCCAAACCATTTCAAAAGTCAACCCCCGTATTGATTTGAATCGAGTTTCGGAATTGGGGACTGGATTTGTATGTGGGGTTTGAACAACGACAACCTATTTTTCTAACCTATTTTTCTAACCGTACCTAAAACATCGACGTTTTTAAAAAATCACACTCTTGGTGTCATCAGTTGTTATAATATATTTATATAACGAATGACCCCTATGTTGTGATAAATCATACCCTAATAATCAAGGTGTTATATGTATTATCTTTGCATAAAAAGATTTATATATGGATAAGAGTACTAAATTGCTTAATGAATACGGACTAAAGTTAGTTTGGAAGGATATTGATTTAGAAGAAGCAGAGAAAAGAGGTGAACCTGTTATCTATGATGGTAGGTTGGTTGCTTATTATGTAGAAGATGGTTATGATGCTTATTCTGCATACACTGGTTTGAATAGAGGTAATTACTCTTTAGCTTTTAAAAACTCTTTAATAGTGTCCTTATTGAATCCTGACAACAGTGTAGAAGAAGTGTTTAACTATATGGATACATTGTGTACAGATAAGTTTGATACAGATGATTTCACTATAGATAGAAAAGTCATACTAAAGAATATAGGTAAGGTTAGAGATGGTTTATATGACGTTACACCAGAAGTAAGAAAATTCTTTTGGGTTGGTAAATATCAGTTCATTGGTAGAGATGATAAAGAGATAGATGGTGTTATGTATAAAGGTAAAGGCTCTATAATATTGTCTTACATAAATAAAAGTAAAACAAAAAGAAGCATAAGTAAGCTAGAATCAGCTTTAAACCAATTGCTAGAGCTAGGTAATAGTGATAATACTTTCTTGACGCTAAAGGATATATCAGAAGTAAGTGGATTATCTTTATCTACGGTTAAGAGATTGTCTTTCTTATACAAGGAAGAGATAGATAGATACAACTTAGCTAACTTTAACTCAAATAATTATGGTGAGTTCAACAAGTTTTGTAGTGTGATAAAAATAAACTCTGCTATAAGAAGATTCATAGAGGAAATGGAATTAAGATTGACACAGAGAAAGGTTGCTAGTAAGTCTAGTTTACACTATAACACAGTATGTAAGTTGTGGTTTGAGAAAGAAGTGCAAGAAGTATTAGAAGAATACAACGAATGGAAAAGGAATTTTAAATAGTCTAAAAAAAATAAGGGATGTACAACTTAATATACATCCCTTTTCTCTTGTTTAATCTTTATTTTAGTTGTTGATTCATAATATCTATCTCTCTGCTCTTCATCATCTGACAAATTAATATCATTTCTTTTTCAAAATCTGAAGATTTTTTAGGATTCATATCTATCTCAAATAACCTACAAGCCATTAGCTCTATTTGTTCGTCTGTTAATTTTAGTATCATATCTCTCCTGCTAATTCCTTATACCACAATATTATCTCATCATGGTTTTCTGTTACACTTACTACCTCTATCATACCTATATTCTTATAATTAACAAAGTCTGTTAAATCTTCGTAGGTTTCAAACACTTTAAATTTAAATATCTTTCTCATTTTTTTAATTTTTATCTTTTAAACACTCTATACCCATGCAAAACAATCCAACTGCAGAAACAAGTAATAATGAACCGACTATAAACCCTGCTAGAACGTCAACCAAACTCTGTATAACAAAAACTAATCCGTAAAACAACACTGGAATTACTATTGCAAGTATCATAATATAAACACCAAATGCTTTTCTTAAAAAATCTTTCATATTTCTTCTTTAATCTTTATTTTAATTCTACCTTTCATTCTCCACAAACTCTACTTCAACATTCTCTAAACCTAAAACCTCTAACATCTGTGCAACACACTTCTCAGGGTCTAAATTAAAGTCACAGTCAAGCTTTTTACCATTAACATACACATTAGTACCAAAGTCAAACGCTGTTTCCTCTGAAACTTGACTATAATTAGTCCATTCCTCAATTAAAATCTCTGTTTTTTTCATTTTCTTTTATATTTAATTAAATTATACTTATTCAAATATAGTGATAAAAATCGTTATCTTTGACAATATGTAAAACAAAAAACAAAGAAAAATGAAAATAAATGAAGTTCCATATTTATACATTATGAACTTTCTAAACGAAGTACCTGAACCTCAACCATTTGCGTTCTGCTTGATATTAGCTAACCAATTTAATGGAACAGTACTTTGGAACAGTGGTGACTTTATAACTAAGGTCGGAGAAAGGTATTATGGTGTAGAAGGAGAGATATACGAAGAAGAATTAGATATATTAGAATGGTCTGAAGTAGATAAACTATCAATTTTCCATACAGTAGAGTCATACGAGGCTATGAAGTGGTTATTTATTCAAGAAGATAGAACCAATGATGAATTTATGATACAATATGGACTTAACTAACGGAGATATAAGAATATCCTTTGATTTTGATGGAACTTTATCATTACCATCAGTACAAAAGGTCGCAAAAGAGCTAATTGAATATGGTTTTGATGTAATTATAGTTACTTCAAGAAAATCTGATGGTGAAAACTCTGATATACAAGAAGTGGCACAAGATTTAGGAATTGATTTGGTGTTTTACACAGAGTACAACCTTAAATTCTCTTATTTACACCACTTGACTTGTGATGTTCATATAGATAACGATAGAAATGAATTAATACACCTTAGTAGGTTCTTAGATATAGTTGGTGTAGATGTAACCAATGAGTCTTGGGACTACGAATTAAAAAATATAATACTATGTTTATAGAAAATACAGAAGATTTAAGTGATTTAGAGGCAGATATCATAATCTGTAAAGAATTAATGATGTATTTATTACACGATGGTCATCAAATGCCAGATATAGAGAGATTGATGCTTGTAAATGAGTTACTAAACATAACTTTAGATGATGATGACTTTGGTGAAGATGAAATATCACCATCATTCTACCTAATGGATGAGTATAATTTGTTACTTTCTGAAGGTGAGTACGACAAATTCATTGAGGCTTTCAAAAAACAATTATTAGAAAGAGAGAAATACGAATTTTTACACGAATTAGATTTATAAAAACAAATTGTCGCAAATGTTAACTAAGTTTGTGACAAAATAAATAACGTAATATGATAAAGAAAATAACGCAAGTACATATAGTTTTTGAATATGACAAAGAATACTATGGAGTAACTAACGCAATAGGTGTTTACTTAAACCTAGAACAAGCTGAATTAGTAGAAGCCGAAAAAAAACGAAAGTAGATTTGTAGAAACACACCAAATAATATAATTATGCCAAAGAAAACAGCAACAACAAAATCATCGAAAGAATACTACGATGCAAACCCTAAAAGCAAAGCAAAGAAGAAAGTTTATAGGAAAGAGTATAATGCTAGACCAGAAAATGTGAAAAAACGAGCCGAACTCGTTAAAATCAATCGGAAAGCAGGAACTTACGGTAATGGAGACGGAAAAGATGCAAGTCATACTAAAAATGGTATAGTAATGAAGAAAGCATCCGTAAATAGAGCAAGTAAAACAGATTCTCCAGGTGACAGAAGGTCAAGAGGAGGTAAAAAGGTTAGAGTTAAGAAGAAAAAGTGTTAAAATATGTTTGAAGAGGAAGATGAAGGAGGCTTTGCTGAATGGTTAAGTGAAAACAAAAACAAAACTGATAAAAAAGGTTTAACTAGAAATAGCTCTAATAAGATTAGGGTTAAAGAACAAGTTCAACCTATGAATCTGAAACCTGTAAAAAATAAAGATGGTAGAGGAGAGAAGAAAGTTTATGTTTTAACCAAGTATAGACAGTTTGACTTTATGAAATACTCTCTTATAGTAGAGAATTGGGCTAAAACTCAATATGGTTGGAGTAGAAATGAGTTAGGATTGATTTTCTACCTTGTTTCTGAACCATTTTTTACAAAAGAAGAGTTTTTAGAGATTTCAAGTTTACTAACCTTCAGTTCTTCAAGAAGATTCACTTCATTTTTAGAGAGAGGTATTATTTCTGAAATACCAAGAGAGAATAAAGAGAAGAATAGAAATATTAAAGTCCCAAGACTTTACAAGATTAGTTTCAGAGAGAAAAATAGAGTTAGTGCAATTTATGATAGATTGCTTTTGAAAACAAAGATTAGTGAGAAAAGACAAAAAACTAAAGTGTTTAGAGTTCACAAATCAAGTGCAGAAGACAAGAGAATGGCTAAAGCTATAATTAAAATGAATAAAGAGATTGATGAAATTAAGAATGGTAAGGATAGTTACTTAAATGATGATTTTTTAACAACAGAATAGAAATAGATATGAGAGAAAGTAGAATTTACAGAGTGATTTGGGAGTTAGCATTGTATATTATTGTTTTTATACTACTTATGTCTTTATTTTACGGTCTCTATATTATTATTTCTAACATATAAAATAAAAGGAGGGTTTTTACGCCCTCCCTTTTTGTTTACTCTACAATTACTATATCCCCATACTCTAAAACTTTCAAGGTTTCTCCTTTATAGATTATATCGGAGGCTCGATAACCATCATAATGTACAACATCACCTTCTTCAACATTCTTTACAACATCTCCAACAGATAACACTGTTCCTTTCTTAAATTTAGAAGTTTGACCTCTATCTAAGATAATACCACCTGAAGATTTTAACTCTTCGTGTATCTCTTTAACTAATACTTTTCTTTCTGTAGTTTTCATATTTTTAAATTAATTTTAACGCTCCTTGCAATCCTTTTTCTAACGCTTCTTCGTAAGAATAATCGCCATCATCAAGATTATGGTTTATTCTATTTACCATAACACAATAATCATAACTAGGCAAACCATTTTCTCCTCCTGATACTATTATTACATGTATATCATGCACTTCCCTCAACCATTTTTGAAGTAATGATTGTGTTGGTGCATCTATTGTAAGATATTCACTAGTATCTTCATTGTTGCAAAATGCTTTCAAATACTTAGTTACATCTCCATTCAATTTACCAAGATGATTGTAGTAATCCCTCCTAAGCTTGTGTGGGTGTTTATTTTCAAAACCTTTCTCTTTAGCTAACTTTGCTGTTTCAAATGCTATAAAATCCTCTTTCATATCTTAATTACTTCTTTTAAAAGTTATTGTTCCATTTGTCATTAATAAAGTGTTTGCAGCAGAAACTGAATTTTCCAAAGCACATCTTACAACTTTAACAGGATCTATAATTCCTGACTCTATCATATCACAAAGCCTATACTCCTTAACATCATATCCAAGCTTCTCTGATACCATTGGTAAGATTTCTGAATACTCAACACCTGCATTACCTAATATAGTCTTAAATGGTGCTAATATCGCTTCCTTGACTAATCTATACCCTTCTTTTTCTTCAGATAATATTCTTGAAGCATTTACTAAGGCTGTACCACCTCCTTCAACAACTCCCTCTGCTAAAGCTGCTCTTACTGCGTGTATAGCATCATCAACTCTATCGGTCTTCTCTTTTAATTCTGATTCAGTAGAAGCACCAACTTTTACAACAGATACACCACAAGATAATTTAGCAACTCTATCTCCTAAGTATTTCTTCTCTAAATCACTATGACTATTCTCTATAACTTTATTTAAATCAGTCATTCTTTTGTCAATAGCCTCTGCATTAATCATTTCATCAAAGAATAATATTGTATTCTCTTTTGTTACAGTTAAACTACTACAAACTCCTAATAATTGTCTAGGATCGTAACTTGCAATATTATCACCTGTATCAATATCTAACACCATAGCATTTGTAGCTAATGCAATATCAGATAAGTAATCCATTCTTTTCTCTGCAACAGCAGGTGGAGATATAACAGCAACCTTTAATCCTTGTTTAGCATTAGTGTATAAAGTCTTTAATACTTGGTGTTCCATTTCAGAAACTATAAGAAGAGGTTTCTTTTCTTTATTAGTAAACTCTAATACAGGAAGAATATCTTTTATCGATTGAATATTTCTATTAGATAATAAAACATAAGGATTATCTTTAAACTCAACACATCTTTTTTCTGGAACATTATTAAAAAATTCTATATCATAACCTCTATCAATAGGCATACCATTAATACTTTCTACATAAGTTGTACTTGTATCAGAGTCTTCATAAGAAACAACACCATTTTTACCTGCTTTTAAGAAAGCTTCTGCTATAATTGAACCTAACTCTTCATCGTTGTTAGAAGATATCTTAGCAACGTCTTTAATATACTCATCATCTACTTCAACAGAATTATGTTTTAGGTATTCTAAAACTTCATCTTTAGCACTTTCGATTTCATTCTTTAAATCAATAGGACTTGCGTTCATACTGATTGCGTGTTGAGATAGTTTAACAAACTCTTGAGTTAACACTGCTGTACTTGTTGTTCCATCTCCTGCTTGATTAACTGTCTTGTTACAAGCTTCTTTTACAAACTCTGCACCTAAACTTTCATTAGGGTTATCTAAGAATATAGCTTTAGCAACACTTACTCCATCTTTAGTAGGATTAGGCTTACCACCTCCATCTTCGATTAACATTGTTCTACCTCTGTACCCCATAGTAGACGACACAGCATCACATACTACATTTACACCATTGATTAATGGCTCTTTGGCATCTTTACCAAACTTTACTTCTTTAATTGGATTCATATAAATTAAATTATTATTATAGTACAAATATATACAAAAAAAGAGAAGTAGAACATATATCTACCTCTCTTTTAGTAACCTCCTTTCTAAGTGGTTTTTATCTTCTCTTTCTTACTCTTATCTTTTTCTTTTGTTGCTTAGCAAGTTTATTAGGTATAGCATCTCCAGTAGCTGTTCCGTCTCTATTGTAGTTATTTAATTGAGCTTGACCAACTTCAGTCTTAGATTGAGATCTCATGTTAGCACGTTTCAAGTCCTTCTTTCTTTTATTAACTTTTTTATCCTCTAATTTGTATTTAGGACTTCCTTTAGGATTTCTATCTCTAAAAACCTTAGCTTTCCTTAAATTATCTTCTTCTCTAGTATTTTTTTTAGCTACAGCTCTTCCATCTACATTAGACACTCCAGATTTTGGAGAAAACCCTTTTTCTCTAACTTTCTTAGATCTTCTTAACTGTTCGCTTGAAACTCTGTATGAAGAGTTGTTGCTAGAAGGTTTCTTTCCTTTTTCCTTCTTTTTCTTATCCTTATCTTTCTCAGTCATATCTTACTTCTTTTTTTTCTTTTTAAAAGCTTCTTTTGGTAATACTCCAGAGTTCTTTGAAGTTTTACTACTTACTTTACTTTTTTCTTTTACAGTTTTTTTCATTTTATATATAAAAATTTAGATTAATACACAAATATACGACTTTTTATTTTTCGTATCTTTGTATTCGTATTTCAAACTAACTAATAATCAAATAAATGAAGGGTAACGAAAAGAGAGCTAAATATGTTATTTATAAATATGCTATAATATTGGTGTTGTTTATAGAGTTATTTAGTGCTTTTATGTATTTAGTAGCAGACTACTATACAGTCTTTTTATACTCATTAACAACTCAGATATCATTAGCTATATTAACACTTAGCTTTACTAATCTACCTAGAGTAATAATTCCTTGCAAAAGGAAAAAGGTAGCTATGTGTTGTCTAAGCTTTTATTATATATTCAACATACTATGTCTATTTATTAGACCATTATACGAAACATACATTATATATGTTAGTTTAGTTTTATTGTTGTCAAGCTTATTTATAATAGTAACCACCATAAAAAAATAAAATGAAGAAACTTAACTTACTTTTTTCCTACAGGATATTAAGAGTATTTGGACTTATAGGAGTCTTAGCGCAAATGTATAAATGGTTTATTGACGATTTAGACTTAACAGCAAATCAATTGATAGTTACATCTGTATTTGTGACTTTTGTTGTACGACCAAAAATACTAGTAGAAATACTTAGTGCAGTGTTAAATAAATTAAAAAACAGAAGCGATGCCTAACCGATTATTAAACACAGATTTAACTTGTTATATGACTTATATTTTTGCAGGAGGAATAGGAATGTTCGTTCAAGACTTACTTATTAAAATAGTAATAACTACAGTAGCACTTACTTTTGCATCAAGATTTGTACATAGGTACAAGGTTTGGAATGAGAAAAACGAAAATCTTAAAATAAATGAAGCTAGAAGGTTTCTTAAATTCTTAGCTGATGGTTTTAAAAGAAATTACGAAGAACATTGTGATAATAAGTAATATATGTCTATAAAGATAGAAATAACAGGAGGTTTCTTGAAAGTAACTAATGAAGATGAGTCTATAGATAGGTTTATTAAAGCGATAACAAACTATCATTTTGACAAGGATATTACTATCTTATTCATAAGAGAACCTCAAGCTACAAACCAAGTAACACATAAATATCCTATTTCAGATTTAGTAGATTTTGAAGGAAATCCCTTTGCTTCTATTAATGATTTGGAATTTTTCTTAAATCAAAACTTAGGTATAATAAGTTTAGAGGGAGATAAAGTTATAACTCAACAAGTAGAATCTTATTCTTTCTTTGATGAAGGAACGAAGATAGGTGCTTTAGCTTATGCAGAAAACTCTGAAGGTACTCAATGGTTGCCTGGAACAATAGGAGGGTCTTATTATCCTCAAGGTTTCTATGTATGGAATGGTTCAGATTGGATATCTGATAGAAACGCTATAGCAAATCAGTTTAACACATTAATACTAGAAGCAGAATCTAAAGTTGACGAAGCTCCTTTAGGTGATTTATACGGTAGACAAAACGAAAGTTGGGTGATTATAGAAGGTGGTGATGGTATACAAGGAGAAAAAGGAGAGAAAGGAGAGAAGGGAGAAAAAGGAGAGAAGGGTGATACAGGAGACCAAGGTATTCAAGGAGTTACTGGAAATGATGGTGAAGATGGTGCGCAAGGGGAACAAGGTATTCAGGGAGAGCAAGGTATTCAAGGAGAAAAGGGAGATAAAGGGGATTCAGGTAGTGGAGGAGGAACTTCTATTGACTTCTTTCAAGTGCAAGATAATTCAGGAATTGGTCAAACATTAACAGGTACATCTAATTATGTCGATATTAATTCTGATATATGGAGTACAGCTTTTGCAGGTGAAGGTTTTTCTTGGGATGGAATAGAGTTAACTATTACTAATGACTCAGATGTTATTGAGTTTAATGTTAGTATTCAAGGAATTACAACGCTAAATAATAGGGTGGAGCTTGGTGTTAGATTGATGGAGGATAACGGAAGTGGATATAATACATTAACAACAGTAACTCAATACGCATTAAGAAATAATACTCAAGATGAAGGTAATGTCACTTTAGTTAGTTTCTATACATTTAATGTTATTGCAGGTACAAAATACAAGATACAAACAAGTAAAGCAGGGTCTAATTGTGAAATAGGAACACAAGGTGGTACTTATTTTAACGCTAAAAGATTTTCTTAATTGTGATAAAAAATAAAAAAATATGATTGTAAAACTTCAGTTAAGAGGTGGTTTTCTTATAGCAGAGAAAGACAATGGAAACACAGATAGATACATAAGAGCTATAACTAACTTTACTTTTAATAACGATAGAACAATATTAAATCTACTAGAACCTCAAGGTACATTAAACGTAACACATAGTTACAATGTCTCGGATATAGTAGATGAAGACGGAAATCCTTTTGAAGATGGCGTTAATGGTATTGAAGATTTCTTAGATACCTCTTTAGGTGTATTAGCATCTGGCAGTGACAATGGAGGAGGTGAAATAGAAAACCTCGATGAATTATTTGTTGCTGAAAAAGATAGTAATGGAAATATAATAAAGACTCGTTCTTTATATGATTTAAGAGTGCCTTCAGAATCTATAGAAATAGGTGATTCTATAAAGATGTCAGACTTAGCTCAATCTATTGGTTACTCTACAAAGTATGATGGTAAGCAATACTTAATTGTTGGTTATGAGTTTAATGAAAATGGAAGTGAACGACCAATAGTAAGAAAACTTTCAGAACCTAGTAGTTTTACATTACAGCCTGTAAGTTCATCAACTAGGGTTTTCTCTGAAGAAGCTTCTTTCAATATATTGTCTCAACAAGATGTAATAGGTGAGCTATACAATTTAAAGATATACTCAGATAGCGATATTAGACTTAGGGTTTATAGACTTGCTGAAAATGGTGGAGAGAAAACACTATTAGTAGATGAAGTAATAAAGCAAAGTCTTTTAGATATACAAGGAAGCCCATTAGTACTTAGTCCTGTTGTTGATTTTGAGACAAATAAAGTTTACGAATTGAACTTTACTTCAGATACTGATATGACCATAAAAGGTGTTGAATTTGAAGGAAGCATATACACTTCTTTTGGAGTAGGAGTAATGAATGAATTAACATTTGTTCCATTTGTAGAAAGAACAAAGGGTTGGGAGTATGAAAAGAAAGAAGTTGCTTATTCAGATGATTTGCAAAATGATTTTGGAGATTTAAACTCATTTGAGAAAGCAGATTTATCTTTACCTAGCCAACCTGTTTATGGTATAAGTATAAAGGTAAAAGCTAAAGGTAATTTACTAAATGGTCAACCTGTTATATGGAATTATAGTGATAATCATGCTTACGCAATTACAGCAGGAGCTTTGCCTAATCAAAATGAAGTTATAGGTATTTGTTTGGAAGATATTGCAGATGGAGATATAGGAAGGGTGTTAGAGTATGGTTTTTGTACAGCAAGAAGAATATCTGTTCCAATAGAAGACGCTGAAGAAGTATTATTAAATAGTAATACAAACGGAACAATAAGATCTTTAACCAACAACACTACATTTATGGATAGTGGTGGTGCTGAAAACAATTATAGTGATGATGAAAACTACTCTATAACATTTGATGCAGGGGTAGGTAAAAAAGTAAATATAACAATAAATGAATTTAACTTTGAGATAACATCTTTCTCTATGTATGACAGAATGGGGTTGCAAGTATCTGATGATGGTATAAATTACAGTAATGTAAATATATCATGGATGTTGCAAAGTGAAGATGATACACCTCCTTATGATAGAGAAATAGCTTCTGAATCTAATGGATATGTTTTTCCTCAAAATAGCGATAGCTTGGCAGGTGAAGTTATAAACACGAATAACAGGTATGCTAGATTTTATTTCAAAAGCGATACTGTTACTACAGATACAGGTTGGGATTTAACTATAAAACCAGATACACCTTATGACTTAGAAGATAAGCCAATACCTGCAGGTTCTAGTTTGTTTTTAGATAACAACTATCCTAGTACATATCTTAACGAAATAAGCAACAGTAATATATTATATGGTTTTGCTGTTAGTGAAGACACTAGTAACGATTCAGTTTTGATGAGAATTTATAAACCTAAACCTTCAGTGTAATGAGTGTAAAATTAGAAATAACAGGTGGGTTTTTAAAGGTCACAGAAGACAACAAACCCCCAAAGAGATTTATAAGAGCTATAACTACTTATGAGTTTCTTAGAAATAGAACAGTCTTAGGATTGAAAGAACCTCAAGGATCTAACCAAGTAACACATAAATATAGTGTTCCTGATATAGTAAATGAAAATGGAAATCCTTTTTCAGATACAGATGCGCTTGATTCTTTCTTATATGAGAATTTAGGTTCTTTTAGTATAATAGGAGATTCATCTACTTTAACAACATCAAGAATATACTATCCAAATGTAGTGTACGATGTAAACAGAGAGAGCGATGGTTTTATTGTAGATATGGGGTATAATGGAGATTGGGGTGTTGCACTTCCTCCTTTAGTTAATGTAGACGAAGGTTTTAGAATAACTTTTATACATAACAAGAATCAAACAGATAAAGGTTCTATTGTTCCTTATCCTAATGATAAAATCAATGACGAGAGCGTTCACTATGTCTATGGTAATGGATATATCGCTTTAGAGAGAATAAACAACGAATGGGTAATAATTAATAAATCATTATTCTCAAATTACCACTTAGAAGGAGTAACAAAAAGATACGACTTTGAAAACGAGACAGAAGTATTAGTTCAACATAATCTCGGATATGTACCTTTAATTGAGGTATGGATAGAAGATGAAGAAGGAGGTTATAGTAGAGCTAGTTTAGACATACAACATGATTGGAATACTATGAACTCATTTAATGTTTGCATAGGAAGCTCTCAATCAGGTAAAATAATCTATTTGTAACCAATTTTTTTTATATATATAATTATGGCAATTAACAAGAAACCACATTTTAGAGGCTCGGATTTTAATAATCAGGAGCTAAAGGATGCGAAATCACTACAGCTAAATCAAGATGCAGTAAATGCAGATGAGGCAGTTAGGAAATCGCAATCAGAAACCATCGCAGAACAAGCGGCTCAAGACATACTTGTGACTTTATCTCAAAGTGCAAGTGGTGATACAGCTTTCTCTTCTGCTTCTATGGTCTCATTTCTTGCAGGAAAGCAAGATAACATGGAGATAGACTCTTCTTCTACTGCTTATTTACAAATCGTAGATGGGTATAAGATTAAGGCTACTCAATTATTAATTACAGATGTAGAAGTAGATACAACTTATCCTACTTTAGCTTCTTTTATTATCAACACTACACCTAATAAACAACAAGGTGATGTTATTATTTTAGCAGGTGCTACTGATAATCAAGAAAGAAGTTGGATAAAGACAGGTAGTGCATCTCAAAACGCAGATGGTTATACTAGACTACAAACAGATTACAATGTAACTTCTATTAGAGCTATGTTTAGTGCAGGTTCTTTTATGGACTACAGTGCTTCTACAGGTCAGTTTGGTGTAAACACAGGTACAGCATCTTATGAATTAGGAGCGCAAACTTTACCTATTAGTGATGCGAGTTTTGCAAGTGCATCAGGAAACAATGTATTAGCATTAGCAAAGAGTTTAGAAGACTTGATTTTAAATGGTCAGACTCAATCTACTCAAGCTACTGCAGCAGTTGACAATAGATTTAGTTCTTGTTCAGGTGTAACAGGGAGTGATTTAGGTAACTTTGGAGGTCGTTTTACTAATGAATCAAGTATTAAGGATGTATTAGTTGAGGCTGAGGCTGATTTAACTTCTAGCGAAAGTGATAGAGCTGCAATACGTTCTGAGTTTGCTGCGGCAGATACAACTTTACAAAACAACATCAATGCTGAAGTTAATGCTAGAATTAGTGCTGTATCTTCTGAAGCTAGTTCAAGGATTGCAAATGACAATGCTTTGTCTAATAGCATATCTACAACTAACTCTAATTTATCTGCAGAAAACACAAGAGCAGTTGCTTCTGAAAATGCTTTAGACGCAAGATTAGATATTGTTGAGGGTGGTAGTAATGTAAATGGAAGTATTGCTAAAGCACAAGTTGATGCACAAGCATTCGCAACTAATGCAGTCAACAATGAAGCTCAAGCTAGAGTTAATGGAGACTACAACTTACAATTACAGATTGACGCTATTTCTAGTGCGTTCTTGTATAAAGGTTTTGTAGATGCTGACGGAAGGATTCAACATATTGATACTGCTCACCCTAACCACAATGTTTTGTTTGAGAATGTTACGCTTTATAACGGAGATTTCTACAAGGTGAACGCTTCTTTAACTATTATATTTGGAGACGGAAGTAGTGTAAGTGTTGATGCAGGTGATGGGTTACTAGGTATAAATGATGTTGCTTCAGGTACTGTTAGTGCTTCTGATGTACACAAGACAGATAATACAGAGGCTGCTGATATTTTAAGAGAAGGTCAATTAGATTCAACTCACTTAGAAAGAGTAGGTGGGGTTATTAGAGTTAAAGCTGATGCTTTAGGTAGAGAGAAATTAGCTGCAGACGTTGAAACTGACATTGATAACAAAGTGCTGAAATCAGGTGATGAAATGACAGGTGCTTTAAAGATTAACAAAACCGTATTAGCTAATGATGGTTATGCAGGAGGTTATGATTTCGCAGCATACGTTAAACAAAAGTCAGTTGATACTGCAAGTTTGACTAATACTCAAAGAGCTTTACTTGTTGAAAATGAAGTTTACACTCAAGGTAGTGGCAATCCTTTAGATTTAGACTACGCTAATGCAGCTACATTGTCATCTCATTATAAAGGTTCAAGTAATAATATGACAGTTGCTGTTGTTGGAGCTAGTGGTGAAGGTAGAGTTTTTAGTACTGGTGCTGCTGTTTATTCAACAGGTATTTACGGAACTTCTGTAGATACTCAACTAGGAGTTAATGCAGGTGGTACGTTTGTTGCTCAAAATGCAGCGACTGCTAACTTAGGTATGTTTGCTTTTAGTGACACTGCAGGTGTTTTAAATAATAGAGGTGCTTATATCGCTTTATCACCTGATAGCATTGATATGGATGCTTATAGGATAGCAAGAGTTGCTGACCCAATACCTGTACAAGATGTTGCATTATTAGTTGATGACTACACTGGAAATAAACACGCCATGTATATCAATGGTAAGTCTGAGTTTAACGGAAAAGTAATTGTTCCTGTTGCAACAGAAGATAATGAAGCTGTAAACTTAGGAATGACTAAGTCTAAAGAGTTTTTCGGAATAGTAGATATTGATGCTGCAAATGACGTAGTAATTAATCATGGATTGGGAAGCAAGAAATTAATTCTTTCTTTATGGTTAAACGATGAAGAGGTTACTTCTTCTTTTGATATAGAGAAGACTTCTGACAATTCAATCACTATCTATAATGGTTCTGCTGAGAATCTTACTGGAATTGAAGTTTGCGTTATGAAACTATCAGTATAATAATTGCTATTTATTTATTAGGCGAGAGGAGGAGTTAATCTTCCTCTTGTCTTTTAATTTAGTATCTTTGTAAAAACCTAATATTCAAACAATTATGTACGGTAGTAGAAATTATTTCTTTTTACAAGATAAAGTTCAATTAGCTAAGGCTAAAAGAAAATTGCTTAGTGTTTTAGAGGCAAAAGAAAGAAATGGAAATGATAAAAGAAAGTATTTAATAGCTTTCTCTTATTTCTGTAATAAACCTCAAGATTATGATGGTGCTACAATAGTTAAAGATTTAGTTGATGTGAGACAAGGAAAGTATTACTTAGATGCTGACGCTATGTTACATGACTATGAATATGTAACAGGTAAAGCTGATACTATAAAAGATAGATGGGTATGCGATAAAAAGTATATCAAGAATATGGAATTAAATGGTAAAGGAGTTAGAGTTCCAAGACTAATTATCCTAACTATTTACGGAGCAATAACTATATCTCATAAAAAAATAAAGGGATGGCTAAAAAGATAAGAATTAAGAAGAAACCCTCACAAGGAAAGAGATTTGTTAAAGTTGTAAAAGACTCTGAAACAGGTAGGACTAGAAAAGTTAGTTACGGTCAAGCAGGTAATGCAAAGAGTGGTGGAGATAGAATTAGACCAGGAACTAAAAAAGGTGATGCGTATTGTGCAAGGTCAGCAAAAATAAAGAAATGTAAAAACCCACCTTGCGCTAATGATTTATCAAGAAAGAAATGGAAGTGTAGTGGTTCAAAATCAATGAAATAAAATGGATAGAGTTACCCTAAATAGAATAGAGTTAGCACACCCTAAGATTAGGGAACAACTAAGAGAAGATTACTTATATTGTAATAATAAGTTATTAGGTAAAGGAGTTAGACTTAGGTTTGCTTCTGTATTTAGAACAATAGAACAACAGAATCAGTTATACAACAAAGTACCAAAAGTAACTAATGCAAGAGGAGGTCAGTCAATACATAACTACGGATTAGCATTTGACATAGTAATGTTATATGATAAAGACTTAAATGGTAGTTTTGAAGAGGCTTCTTGGGATATGAATAGAGATGGAGATAATAACGGAGAGTCTGATTGGATGACTGCCGTAAACTTCTTTAAATCTAAAGGATATGAATGGGGAGGAGATTGGGCTTCTTTTAAAGATAAACCTCATTTCCAAAAAGACTTTGGTTATTCTTGGAAGGAGTTAAAAGAAAAAAGAGAAAGTGGAGAGTACTTTGTAGACTCCATAACTAATATAAAATATGTAAAACTATAGAATGGCAAGAATAGAAAGATATAATAGGATAGATAAACCTGATGTAGAGGATATAGTTATTGGTACTGATAGAGATGATGATAATCAGACCAAGAATTTTAGACTTGGAGATATATTAGCATTAGCAGAAGGTGTTGATTTAAACTTCATAGGTTTAGAAGATACACCATCTACTTATGAGAATAGTGCAGGGAAAATACCTGTAGTTAGATTTGAAGAACAAGGACTTATATTTAAAGACCCTTCTGAAGTATTTGAAGTTGGAGCTTTAACTTTTTTAGAACTAACTGATACACCTGCTGATTATACAGGTCAGCAATTTAAAGTTGTAAGAGTTACTAAAGATGAAGATGCAGTTGAGTTTTATGATTTAGAATCAGTAATATCTGTTATTCAGAATGAGATAAATCAACTAGAAAATAGTGTTGAAGGAAATTCTCAAGCTATAGCTGAATTAGAAAACACTGCTTCTCAAATACAAATACAAATAAAATCAATAGAAAGTGACTTAAACAATAAAATAGATGATGCTCCTTCTGATGGAAAAGAGTATGTTAGAAAAGATGGAAGTTGGGTAGAAATAGATTTAAGTAATTATGTTTTAAGTGGTGATTTAGCAGATGTTGCTACAAGTGGTAGTTATACAGATTTAATAAATAAACCTGAGTTACCTAATACAGATAGTAATACACAAAGTGTTAGTGGCACTTACAATATTGATTGGAACGAGTATAGTAATTGGGATTTAACGCTAACAGGAAACACAACACTAACGCAATCTAATATACCACCAACTGCAACAGAAAAGACTATTACTATTCATGTACAAGGTAATTACGCTTTAACATTGCCTACTGAGTGGGAGATTAAAAATGGTGGTGTTTATGATGGTATAAATGGTAGTCAGATAGTAGTACAAAGTTGGGATAATGGAGAATTTTATACAGTAATTAACTAATGGCAAGTAAATCACATTTTTTTAGACAGTCGGGAGGTTTAAGGTTGTTAGCAGATTATCAGTTTAACAATAACTTAATTGATGATGCTAACGGCTATAATTTAACAGGCACAGATATTACTTATGATAATAGTAGTGCAGTATTTAATGGCACTAGTTCAGTTGCAAGGCGAACAGATACAAATGATATATTTAGTTTTACAGATGGAGTTAATGATTTGCCTTTTAGAATGGAATTGTCTGTTCAAATAAATAAACTAAGTAGCTTTAATTGGCTAGTGTCAAAAAGAGATGGAGAGCTTTCAGATGTAGAATGGCAACTTATTTATTTTGCTGATAGTCATTTTGCAATGTACTTGTTTTCAAACACTAACTCAGATTTTATTGCGTGTAATGTTTATGTAACAAAATCTGCATCATTATTTTATGATATTGTTGTTGATTACGATGGTAGTGGAACAAAAGAGGGGTTAAATATTATATCTACAAACTCAATAAGTACAAATCAAACGCAAGATGGTAACTATACAGGAATGGTTAAAACTCAATCAGATTTATTGTTAGGTAAGGGAGGATGGACAAACAACTCTAGTATTAAATTTCATGGTAAAATAGATTTTTTAAAAATATACAAATGATAGCAAACACAATAAACGGAAAAATAAGAATATTTAACGCAATACCTAAAACATTTAGTTTAAAACCTAACGTATTTGGGTATGATAAATTAGATGCAGAGGTACATTATGAAGATGGGTTTAGAGAATTAGTAAAACCCACTTTAGAGGCTAACCAATACTTAACTACTTTGTATTTTGACTCAGAGAATGATATTTATACTTATGAGGTTGCAACTTATTCTAATGAGGAGACAAGACTTCAAGAGAATGAAAGTGAGTATTTTAAATACCAAGATAGAGTTAACAAAGGGAAAGAGAAGTATTTAAAGCTTTGTGGGGAGTTTAGACTATCTCGTGATAGAGGAGAAATAACCCAAGAATTCTACGAGCTTTTAGAAGACACATTAGAGCCTGTAAGAACAGAACTTGTTAATGGTCAATTCATAACAGCTAAAAGAAAATTAATCGCAATAGGAAGCTCTATAATAAGCCAAGAGCTTTATGATAGGTTTTATAATTCAATACAAACAGATATAGACGAACTTTATTAAATAACAATAAAAAAGAAAGAAAAAAATGGCAAGAATAGAAACCTACGGAAACGATAATAAAATTACAGGGTTTGACAAAGTAATTGGTACTGATGTTGATAGTAATAGGATGACTAAGAATTACCTAATGAAAGATATTAGAGAATATATCTTTGATGGTGCTTCTCCTGATGTTGGTGGTAAACTTAAAATTACAAATGTAGCACAAGACACTCCGATTCCAGGAACAGAAACTCCTGAAGTATTGTTGAACAACTTAGACCCTATACTAGAAGTTTCTAAATATGAAGTTTTAGTTGTTTCTTTAACTTTCAATGATTCTAACAATGAGGGTGTTTTAACTAACAATGTTTACTTGTTTAATAAGACAGACATTGTAGTAGGGTTTCAACAGTATGAGTCTACATCTGCAGACTTTATATTATTATCATCAAGCACAGACAATTCTAATTTAGTAGAGAGTGTTGGAGATGGAGATATAGAAGTTTATAAAGGTTTTGACACTACAGATAATAAACATCAAATAAGAAATATTAAATCTGATACTTTACTAATTACTATTGATGGTGACGCTATAAAGATAGAAGCAGAGGAAGTTGATTTAGGAGGTGTTAGAGATTTCTATGTAAATAATAGATACACAGGGGGTGATGAGCTAGGAACTATTGCTAAACCTTATAAGACAATAGATGAAGCTGTATCTCAATTTATAGGTAATGTTGATGGAGAAACACAGTATAGTATTATTAATCCTAAAAACAAAGGATCAAGAGTAGTTGTGCAATCTTCTTCTTCACCTTATAATTTTACTTCTCAATTAAACATAGAAGGTATTTTATTTGATATTGAAGAAGGCGCTTCTATTTACTATCAAGGGTTAGAGGATTATATGATAGACACAAGGGTATTAAATGCTTTAAGAACTAACGAGTCTGGTCTTGCTGTTAATTTATATGGAAAAGGTAATATATTTTTAATAGACAAAGGTTTTGCTTATTGTGAAGGTACAGATGACGATGGTGTAACAGCATTTACAAGTACAAGAGTTAATGTTTATGAAGATTTAAAAATACAACAACAATACAAAATAACTTCAGAATACACAAATCCACTACCTAAAACTCAAGGAGGGGATGCAAGTATAGACCCTATAACAAGTGCAGGAAATATAAATCAATATTGGACAGGAAATTCATTAGAATTACCAATGATTGTGTGTGATAAAGACAATTCTTCTACAGTTAACTTTTCTGTCGATGAGTCTGTGTCATTAATAGCTAGTACTCAGGTAGCTATTCATTTAATAAATGGAGGTTATTTTGAGTCGGATAGACAAGGTAAAGGTACTGTTAGTATTTCTAATTTCTCTCAAAACTTTCATGTTTATAAAGAGTTAGATTCCTCTGTAAACAACGGAGACCCTATAAAATTAATACCTAATAACGATTTTAGCTATATAAGGTTAGAGGATTCTTGTTTTTTTGATATAGGGGATTTGTATTGTGCTTACGGAGGAGGTCAATATTCTTACGGAGTAAATTCAGGAGGTTTTGTTTTAGATTCTGCTATTAGGGTAGTTGCTTCTTCTGAAATAAAATTAATAAGTATAAATAAAAGTTACTTCTTTTCTTTACAAGAATGTGATAGTGTCATTAAATTAGAAGATAAAAATTCTTCTATTACTATGAGGAATGCTTTATTTGATGATATTAATACTTGTATTGAATATTTAGGTGTAGATGGTGATTTTCAGACTCTAACTTTAGAAAATTCTGTTCTTAATGGTGATGTCAAAAACATAGATTTAACTAGAAATAACTCTGTATCTGTTCAAAACAAAATAGATGGAAACGTAGTTAATTCTTTGAGAAGTTTCTCTGATAGAACATCTGCTATAAACGCAGGATTAATGAGTGGATCTTTGTTTTTTAATACAGGTAGTGATTCAATAGATATAATACCATAATATAATGCAAAACAAAAACATAATAATAGCAATAGCATCCTTTTTAATAGGGGTGCTACTTGCTTCATCTTGTGAAAGAGATGTCGTAGAAGTTAAAGAGAAAGTGGTTGTAAGAAATGTAAAAGTAACTGATACAGTTAGAATACATGACACTATAGTTAAACCTGTTAAAGTTTATGTAGATAGATGGAGATATAAACCTAATCCAAATCCTACTCCTATACATGAAGAGGAGATAATTGAAGCTAATAAATATAGTCAAGAGTTAATTGGAGAAAAAGGAATAGCTAAAATAGATGTAATTACAACAGGTGAGTTGTTAGACTTATCAGGAGTTATAGAGTGTAATGAAAAAATAGTTGAGAAGACAATTACGAAGTACACAGCTAAGAGTAAAGTGTTTGTTTCAGGTGGTATAGATATGAGATTAAATGGTGGAGTAAAAAATATTAGAGCAGGAATTGATTATAACATCAAAAATAAAGTTTTACTTAAAGGAGGTTTAGGCTACGATATCATTGATAATCAACCATTTGCAGGTGTAGGTATAGGTTTTGGTTTGTAAAAATTAACTATTTTTGTATAAATTGAATTTAATTAAGTTAAAATGGAAATAATAAGGAAAATATCAGTTGGCTCAGATTGGGAAAACGCTATACATTACCAAGTTGGAGGTAGAAGTAAAATCTCTAACATTATTGAAGAAGAAGGAAGGTACAATGTCTACATAAAAGAAGAGGGTGTTAATATAAAATGGAAGAGCTTTAATAAAGATGTAGTTTCTCATGTGGAATTTGATACTAAAAAAGCATTGCAATGAAAAGTCCATTATACTTCTTAGTAGAACCTATAGGTGGTAAGTTGTACAATGACGAAAAGAATGGAATTGTAACCACTACATCTGTTGAAGACCATAGGTTTACTCAAAGATTAGCAAAGGTTGTACAAATACCTTGTAATTACGAGGGTATTGTAAATATTGGAGATACAGTAGTTGTACATCATAATACATTTAGAATACAATATAACAATCAAGGAGTACCATTACCTTCTAAATATCACATAAAAGATGATTTATTCTTTTTAGAGCCAGACTTATTGTATATGGTTATTAAAGAAGATAAGAGAGAAGCAGTATATCCTTTTTGTTTTGTAAAACCTATTGTAGATGAAGTAAAATACGAAGGAGTAAAAGAAATAGAGAATAAAGGAGTTCTTGTTTATGGAAATGCAGATTTAAGTAGACAAGGATTTGAGAGTGGAGATATAGTATTTCTAAAGAAAGATAGTGAATATGAGTTTGAAATTTTTGGAGAGAAATTATATATGATGAAGTCTAACCGAATATTAGCAAAAGAATAGATTGAAGGGATTATCTAATGACATAGAGGAAGCAGTAAAGATTGTTATACAGGGTTTAGAATACCCTATTGACGCTTCTGAAGTAGACCCTGACAAGCTAACCACAGTTATTCAGAGTAAAACAGATTCTTTTATTGAAGGAAAGAAACTTATACTTGATTGGCAACAGTCTGAGAATGCTCCATCACACACCAAACTAAAGAAATACCTTAGAAGGCTTGTAGATGCAGGAGACTCTTCTATGAGTATATTAAGAATGTCTTTGAGGGAAGAGATTGATTACGATGCTTTAGCACCTGAGAAGCACAAGAAAGCTATTGCTTCTAAGACAATAATACTTAAAGGCATTAGGACTATGGATAATGGTCTTATAGAGCTTAGAAATCAAATAGAATCAGATAAGATTAACCTTAAAGAAAATGAATTCAAAAGAGGTTATGCTGAGAAGTTTGCTAATGGAGAGTTTTATCCTGAATCTGACTACTATAAGAATTGGTTAGATGAAGATAATGATGCAGTGTTAATCTGTCCTAAAGGTACAAAGGGTGAAACAGTAGTTTTAGATGGGCTAAATGTAACACTACCTAAGAAACCTATGAAAAAGCATATACTGTTTTCTGACTTAAAAAAGAAAGAGCAGTATTGGAGAAGATTAGATGTTCCTCCTGGACTTAACCCTGACAGTGTTGATTCATACACTAACTACATACTAGAAGAGTTTAGAAGAAGAAGAGAAGGTATTTGGTTTATGAATAATGGTAAAGCAGAATACTTAACAGGTTCTCATTACTTTGCACTTCAATGGTTTAAAATGGAAGATAACGGAGGGTATATGAATTTCAGATACGCTCAAAGAGATATGTTTTACTTTACAAGAGCTTGTATTGTAGATAAAAGATGTTTAGGTGAATTATTTGTAAAGTCAAGGCGTACAGGATTTACTTATCAGATACTTGTAGAAATGGCTAATGACGCTACATCTACATCAAATGCAAGGTTAGGTATGACTTCTAAATCAGATGATGATGCAAAGAAAGCATTCTCTAAGTTTTCATACGGATTCTTAAACTTACCATTCTTTTTTCAACCTATAGTTAAAGGCTCACCAGATAGCAAAAATCAAATTGAATTTGCTAAGCCAAGTGACAGGAGTAAAGCAGGTAAGAAGAAGAAAGATACATCTACTGATGGTTACTTAAATACATTAATTGATTACTTACCAACTAAAGATGATGCGTATGATGGTCAGAAAATGTATAGGTATTTAGGAGATGAAGCATCTAAATGGAGAAAACCTGCTAACTACGAGAAACACTGGGGTCAGATAGCACCAACCTTTGATGAAGGAGGTATGGTAGTAGGAAAAGCATTTATAGGTTCAACAGTTGCTGCAATGAAAAGTGGTGGTGCTGAATTTAAAAGAATGTATCAAGCATCTCAAGTACATAAAAGAAACAAGATAACAGGAAGAACACCAAGTGGACTTTACTCTTACTTTCTACCTGCACATAAGAATATGTCTGAGTTTACAGATAAGTATGGTGTGTGTCACGAAATACTAGAGAAAGGTGAAACTTTCATCAATGTTAATGGTATAAAGAAGGCAATAGGGTCTATAACTTTCTTAGAGGCTAAGAGAAAGAGTAAAAGAAAAGAGAGTGACATTGCTTACAATGAAGAATTGAGAGCATTCCCTATGAAAGTATCTGAAGCATTTAGAGATGAATTGAAGACTGCATTATTTAATACTGAAAAGATAATTAGTCAGATAGATTTCAATGACGATACTATGGCAGAACAAGGGATTTCCATAGGTAACTTCTCTTGGGAAAATGGTGTGCAAGATAGTAAAGTAGTTTGGAATCCTAATCCTAATGGTAGGTTTCATATATCTTGGCTACCTCCAAAAGAATTACAAAACAAACACGAAACAAGATTAGGTCATGGTGGTTATAGTAAATACCCATTGAATGATGATTTAGGTGCTTTCGGTTGTGATAGTTATGATATCTCAGGAACAGTAGAAGGTGTTAGGAATGATGGAAGTTATAACCACGAAACAAGTAGGGCTTCTAAGGCTGCATTACATGGACTAACAAGTTTTACATTTTCTAACGCACCAAGTAATAATTTCTTTTTAGAATACATTGCAAGACCAAAGACAGCAGAGATAATGTTTGAGGATGTATTAATGGCGTGTATATTTTATGGTATGCCAATACTCGCAGAGAATAACAAACCTAGATTATTGTATCACTTTAAGAATAGAGGATATAGAGGTTTTAGTATAACACGATTTGATAAAGCAGCAAATAGATTATCTCCAACAGAAAAAGAATTAGGAGGAATGCCTAACTCATCTGAGGATATAAAACAAATACACGCAGGAGCGATAGAGTCTTACATTGACAAATATGTAGGATATAACTCTGAAACAGGGGAGTGTGGTAGTATGCCATTTAATCGTACATTAGATGACTGGAAACACTTTGATATTTCAAATAGAACTAAATATGATGCTTCGATAAGTTCAGGACTTGCTATAATGGCAGTTAATAGGAATTTATACAAGCCTAAGTACAACGTAAAGAACATACAAGTTAATATAAAGACATACAAACATTAATATATGAAGGCTTTTAGAAACAAAGGAGAGATTAAAATAACTAATAAGAATTTTCCAAAAGGAACAGAACCTTTTTCCGAGAAGGTTACCTCTGATTATGGATTGAGAGTAGGTCAAGCTATTCAATATGAATGGTTTAAAAGAGAAAGTAATAGTTGTAGGTTTTTAGACCAAAGAGCAGAGTTTCACAGAAGAAGACTTTATTCTCATGGTATGCAAAGTTCAGCTATGTATAAAGATATGTTTGCAGTTAATGGAGACTTATCTTACTTAAACCTTGATTTTAATATTGTACCTGTAATACCTAAATTCAGAAATATAGTTTCAAATGGTATATCAGATAGAAATTACACAGTAAAAGCAACTGCAATAGATCCTGTTTCTTCTGAGAATAAAATGAGGTACAGACAGAATATGGAAGATGATATGGCTACTAAGGATATGCTTATGTTAGCTAAAGAGAAGATGGGAGTAGATGCTTTTTCTATGCCACCTGAAGAACTTCCTGAGAATGATGAAGAGAAAGAGTTACACATGAATCTTAAATACAAACCTTCTATAGAGATATCAGAGGAGTTAGCTATACAATCTGTATTTAATGAGAATAGATATGATTCTGTTGTTAAAGTTAAAGTTGCAGATGATTTAGTTGATTTAGGAATTGGTGCTACTAAACATTCTTTCGACCACAAAGAAGGAATTAAAACAGAGTATGTTAATCCTGATTCATTAATATGGAGTTATACAGAAGACCCTTATTTCCAAGATGTTTACTATTGGGGAGAATTTAAAAATGTAAATACGTCTGAAGTATTTAAAGAGTTCCCTGAATTAACTCAAGAACAAAGAGAAGAATTACAAAGTATTGCAGGTTCTTGGAATGACTACTATTCTTTTGATGCAAGTTACAATGACGATAACTTAAAAGGTAAGATAGGATTGTTGTACTTCAACTACAAGACTACAAGAGACAGAGTATTTAAAAAGAAAGATAAAAAGAAAGGTGGCTCTAAGATTATTGAGAGAAAAGATGATTTCACTTATAATGGAGATAAAAACCTTGACTTTAAAAAAGTAACTAAGACAGATGTTGTTTGGTTTGAAGGTGTTATTGTATTAGGAACAAATATTATCCTTAATTGGGAAGTTTGTAAAAATATGGTTAAGAAAGATTCTTCTTTTGATGGTTCTAACTTAGCAACTAAATCTAACTATGCAGTATGCGCTCCAAGAATGTATAAAGGACACATTGATAGTATCGTACATAAAATGATACCTATTGCAGATGATGTGCAAATATCTTGGTTAAAACTACAACAAGTAAAACAAAGAATAGTTCCTGATGGTCAGTATTTAGATATTGATGGACTTGCAGGAATAAACTTAGGAAATGGTAAAGCTTATGATGTAAATGATGCTTTAAATATGTATTTCCAAACAGGTACTGTAATTGGTAGAAGTTCAACTGTTGGTGGTGAATTTAATAATGCTAAAGTTCCAATTCAAGAGATAAGACATTCTTCAGGTCAAGAAAAGATTAATTCTCTTTGGGGTTCTATACAAAAGTCTTTAGATATGATTGCTACTATTACAGGGATAAACCAAGCGATAGATGCTTCAAATCCAGATTCTGATAGTTTAGTTGGAATACAAAAGATGGCAGCATACAATTCAAATGTAGCGACAAGACATATATTAAAAGCTTCTATGTATATTACTACAGAGTTAGCAAGATGTGTAACTACAAGAATATCTGATGTACTACAATATTCAGAGATGAAAGAATCTTTTGTACAGAAAATAGGTAGGACTGCGGTAACTAATCTTGATGAGATAAAGAAGTTGCACTTATATGATTTTGGTATTGATATTGAATTAACACCTGATGAAGAAGAAAGAGCTAAGCTAGAGGCAGATATATCTTTAGAGATTCAGCAAGGTAACTTGGGTGTAGAAGATAAGTATGAGATACTTTCTATTGATAACCTAAAATTAGCATCAAGTTTCTTATCTGTAAAGAAAAAGAAGAAGATGAAAGAATTGCAAGAACAAAAGATGCAAGAGATTGAAGCTCAGAAACAAGCTAACATTGAAAGTTCTAATGCTGCTGCACAAGCTAAGATGCAGGCTACTCAAATGGAAGGAGAGTTGAAGATTCAGTTAGTTCAAATGGAAAATCAAGGAGCTATAGCTAAGTTACAAGAGGAAGCTAAACTTAAAGAATACCTTATGGGAATTGAGTTTAACATGAATATGCAACTTAAAGGCGTAGAAGTTGAAGGAAAGAAAAGCGTAGAGAAAGACAAAGAAGATAGGAAAGACGAGAGGACAAAGATACAAGCGTCACAGCAATCTAAGATGATAGAGCAACGAAATAATAATAGTAACCCTATATCATTTGAAAGCTCTAATGACTCCTTAGATAGCTTTGATTTGTCGAGTTTTGAACCTAGATAAACAACAATGATTATTTTGTAATTTTGCATAGTAAGAATTTATAATTAAATATAGTAGAAAAAATGGAAGAATTTAAAATGAATCTTTTAGACGATAATGATGAAGTTATACAGCCTCAAGAGATTGAGAATGAGGAGGTTGTACAAAACGAAGCAGAAGAAGTTGTAGAAGAGGTAGAGGAAGTAATTGATGAAGTTGTAGAACAACAAGAAGAAGAAGAAGAAGAAGAATACGAATATGTAGACATTGACTCTGACGAACAACTTATAGATTATATTAAAGAGAATCCTGAGATTTTAAATCAATTAACACCATCGGAACAAAAAGAACTTCCTGAAGATGTTAAGAAGTATTTAGAGTTTAGAGAAGAAACAAATGGTAGAGGGTTTTCAGACTTCTTAGAGTATCAAAAAGATTTCTCTGAGATGAGTACTGAAGATAAGGTTAAAAAACTTATACAAGAAAATAACCCAACCTATACTAAAGAGGATGTAGAAGATGTCTTTGAAGAGCGTTATGCCTTTGACGAGGATTACGATGATGAAAAAGATGTTAGAAAGAAGAAAAGAGAATTAAGAAAAATATCTGATGATGCTGAAAAGTATTTTACTGAACAGAAATCTAAATGGGGTACTAAACTAGGGTCTAGTGAAGAATCAATTCCAGAAGATTATGTACAGTCGAAACAGCAGTGGGATGAATACCAACAGCAAAACGCAGAAATTGCAGAGATTAACCAGGATAAATCTGATTTCTTTGTAAATGAAACTGATAAAATGTTTAACGAAGATTTCAAAGGTTTTGAATTTCAAGTAGGTGAACAGACTATTAATCATTTATCAAGTAACCCTCAAGATATATCTGAATCTCAAAAGGATCTTTCAGGTTTTTTCAATTCGTTCTTAGACGAGGATGGATATGTAAAAGATGTGGAAGGTTATCACAAAGCTATGTATGTAGCAATGAACTATGAGTCAATTATAGAGAGCGTTTATGAAACAGCAGTTGCTAATCATTTAGAGAACGAATCTATGATTTCAAAGAACATTGATATGGGTAGAGCTAGAAAGTCTCCTGAGACTATAAAATCAGGAATAAAAATGAAAATTATTAGTTAAAAACTTTAAAAAGAAAAAGAAATGGCATTAAATGCAAGTCCTGCTGTGAAGTTAGTACCAACAGCAACAAAAGAAATTTTATCAAGTAACTATTTAGAAGCATCTGACTTTGACTTCACTAACCAGTATTTACCTGAGTTATACGAAAAAGAATTTGCACGTTACGGAGAGCAACAATTAAAAGGATTCTTAGAGCGTATGCAACAAGAAGTACCTATGCAGTCTGACCTTATCAAATGGTCTGAAGAAGGAAGATTACGTCCTGTAGCAGAAGGTGTAACTAGAGTAGCAGAAGTATTTACTTCAGCAGGTCATACAGTTCGTAAGAATGATACAATCATCGTAAATGATGGTGTAGGAGTAGAGGAAAAAGGTATCGTTACTGATGTAGATACAGATACTTTTACAGTTAAGTGTTCTAAAGCAGCAGATTGGACAATCGCTGATGCAGGATTAAAACTATTTGTTTACTCTAACGAATACAGAAAAGGAACATTAGGAAGAGATGAAAGTTTAGAAGCTCAGCCAGATATCTTTGAAAACAAGCCAATTATCATTAAAGATGTAGATATCGTAAATGGTTCTGACATGGCTCAAATCGGATGGATTCAAGTTGAAGGAGATAATGGAGCAGGGTACTTATGGTACTTAAAGTCTCGTTCTCAAACTCGTATGCGTTTTGATGACTATATCGAAATGGGTATGATTGAAGGAACTTCTTTTGAAGCAGGTTCAGCAGCAGCTACAGCAGGTTTCACAGGTACAGAAGGTTTCTTTGAAGCAGTAGAACAAGGGAATGTATTTGATGGTGAAATCACTGACTTAGACGATGTTGATGAAGTATTGAACAGATTGAATAAGCAAGGAGCTATCTCTGAATACTTAATGTTTAACAACTTCTCTCAAGATAGAGCGATTGATAAGTTATTAGCTTCTCAAAACTCTTATGGTGTTGGTGGTACTTCTTACGGAGCATTCAACAACAGTGAGAAAATGGCTTTAAATTTAGGATTCACAGGATTCAAAATGGCAGGTTATGAAATCTACAAAAACCAATGGAGATACTTAAATGACCCTACTTCAAGAGGTTTATTTGAAGGATTAGGTTCTATTCATGGTGTAATGTGTCCATCAGGAACAAAGACTGTTTACGATAACGTATTAGGAAGTAGAGCTACTTTACCTTTCTTACACGCTAAATACCGTAAGTCAGCTACTGAAGACAGACGTTACAAAGTATGGAATACAGGTTCTGCAGGTGGTGCTGCTACTTCTAGTTTAGATGCTAATGAGTTGCACTTATTAACTGAAAGAGCTTTATGTACAATGGGACGTAACAACTTTGTTATGATTAAGGGATAAACCTTAAACTAACCAATATTAAGAAAGAGAGGGTCAATTAGGCTCTCTCTTTTTTTGTTACCTTTGTAAAACTAAATATAATAAAATTTAAAAGAAAATGGCTACAAGAGCAAAAAAGAAAAATGAAGAGGTATCTATTGATAGAACCTATGTATTAACAGGAGATAGCACTCCTATGCAATTTATGTTAAGGAATCGACATAAAGCAAAAAGTCCTTTACAGTATTTCAATGAAGACACAGGTGTTTTAAGAACATTAAGGTATGCTACAAATCACAATTCTGTATTTGAAGACGAACAGACAGGAGATGTTACACTTGGTTACATTGTATTTAAGAATGGGAAGTTGTTCGTTCCTAAATCTAACCCTACATTACAAGAGTTTTTGAAGTTACACCCTTTAAGAGATAAAATCTTTGAAGAGTTCCAACCAGAGAAAAAAGCACAAGAACAATTATCTTTATTAGAAGTTGAAATGGAAGCTACATCTTTAGCGTTTGGAATGGAAGCAGATGAATTAGAGAGTATGGCATTAGCTATATGGGGAAGAAAAGTATTAACTATGAAGACTTCTGAGATTAAGAGAGATGTTTTACTTTATGCTAAGGCAAACCCTGAATCATTTATGAATTTAGCTGCAGATGATCTAACCAAGTTAAAAGGTTTAGGTGTAAGAGCAGTATCTATGAATCTGTTAACCTACAAGAATCAAGCATTCTATAATGGTAAGACTTTAGTATGTAAGTTACCATTTGATGAAACAGATGAGTACAACACTTTAGCTAGATACATGAAAACTGAAGATGGAAGTAAATTATTAGAGTTTCTTAATAGTAAATTGAAATAATAGTTGTACATTAGCAGTATGATAGTTGCATATCATATTGTATTTTTAAATGTTATAAGATTAAATTAGGGTAGGTTTGCAGACTTACCCTTTTTTTATTCCAATAATTAGTTGTATCTTTGCTAACAGATATTACTAGCCTAATATAACATACGATTTAACAGAAAACCTATTAGAATTTGTTTGGCTAGAAACATTTGATAATAGGTATTTTTGTTTCTGAGGTGTTTACAATGGTCTGACCTTAACTCAGACAACGACCACGAAGTTTTATTAGTGGGAACAGATGAAAGTTACTCTCGAAAATCTAGGCACTAACCCGCAAACCGTTAACCTAGTCAAATATAGTATTTATACAAACAGAGGCTTAGCAGTAAGTAAAGGTAATTAGTAGGTAGTTCAATGAAGTTTAATCGTTTTGTTATGATTATTTATATTTAGTTAAAGATATACTATATATAAGTATAGGGTTTGCATTTCCATATACTAATCTATAAATTAACTATCTTTGCATATACACAATAAATTGATATAAATATGATAAATAATGTAAGAAACACTGTTCTTTTTATGTTAAACAAAGAGAATAGAGGTTACATCACTCCTTCAGAGTTCAATCAATTCGCAGATTTAGCACAGATGAGTATATTTGAAGATGACTTTCATGCGTACGCTAAAGCTATTGTAAAACAAAATGCAAGACTATACAATAATGGAAACTCTGATATACCAAGACATTTAAGAGAGAGAATAGATTTACTAACTAAAGAATCTAATTTAACTTATAACGCAACAGATTTAACTTGGAGTAATACAGACTCTTCTTTCTATAGATTGGTTAATTTATATTGTAATGGTATAGATATAGAAGAGGTTTCTAAATTAGAAGTGAATAAGCTTTTAAAGAATAATTTAATTAAGCCAACAGAAGATTATCCTGTTTATGTAAAACTTGGAAGTACTTTTAAAGTATATCCTGATTTATCTGCAAATGATATAACATCTCTTTACGTGAAAAGACCATCTGTTCCTAAATGGACTTATGTTGATGTACAAGGAAATCCTTTATTCAATCCTTCTGCAACAGATTACCAGGACTTTGAAATACATCCTTCTTGTGAAATGGAGTTGGTTATAAAGATATTATCTTATTGTGGTATGAGTATTAGAGAAGCAGATGTTGTACAAGCATCTCAGAATATAGATATGTCAGAGAAACAGAATCAAGGAATATAAAAAACATATAGATGAGTAATATTATAAACCCACCAATAGACTATTACCAAAGTGAAGATGATTGGGGTAGCTATCAATACATCTCTATACACGACTTAGTGAATAACTTTATGTTAAACTATGTTGGAGATGATAAACAATTAAATAATGTAAAGAGACATAATGTATTATACCAAATGAAACAAGGTATAAAGCAATTTACTTTTGATGCTTTAAAAGAAGTTAGAGCTATTGAATTAGAATTGAATGATACATTACAAATACCTTTGCCACACAACTATGTATCTTATGTAAGGATATCTTGGGTAGACAGTAATGGTATGCTACATCCTATGTCAATGAATAATAACACAAGGTTAGCAGAAGCATACTTACAAGACCATGAGTATAACATTCTATTTGATGAGAGTGGTGATATTCTACAAGCACACGAAAGTGAAATGCAAAAGAACTCAAGAGGTTATAACTTTAGTAGAGAAGGTGTTGATGGTTGTGATACAAAAGCTATGGGTAATCAAAGATATTATGTAGACCCTACAATTAATGGTAATGGTTACTTTGTAATAGATAAGAGAAAAGGTGTTATATCTTTTAGCTCTAATGTAGGAGGTAAATTAATTGTTATAGAATATGTTTCTGATGGATTAGAGTATGATTCTACACAAATATCTATACATAAGTTTGCTGAGAAAGCATTGTATGATTATGTTAAATTAGAGCTTCTAAGAAACAAATACGGAATACAAGAGTATGTTATTAGAAGAAATGAGAAGGATTATAATACATCACTTAGAAACGCTACAATAAGACTACAAGAGCTTAGATTGCAGGAAGCTATATTTACGTTGAACGGAAGAAAGAAATGGTTAAAGTAAGATATGAAAATACAAAACAATTTTTTAAAGGCAACCGTTAATAAAGATTTAGATGAAAGACTAACACCTAATGGTCAGATGGTTGATTCTGAAAACTTTATGGTTAAGTCTGAAGATGATAGTAATGCAGGTGTAGGTAAGAATGTACTTGGTAACACTCAGAAAACTAATTTAGGAATAGTAGGAGGAGAAACGATAGGTAGTGAAGCAGATGGCTCGAGAGATAGAATATTTTATCTTGTAGCAGGGGATTTGTTTGACTACCTTATTGTATGGAATCTAAAGAGTAATACTTCTGAGATATTGTTACAAAGTACAGCAGGTACAGGTGTTTTAAATCTAAGTAAAGAATATAGAGTATCACATATAGATATATTTGAAAGTGATGAAGATTCTTACCTAATTAGTTGGACTGATGGGTTTAACCCTCCAAGAATAGTTAATGTAGATAGAGCTAGTGAATATGGTATAGATGGTTTTACAGAGGAAGAAATATCTACTATAAAAGCGCCACCAAGAGTTGATATTCAAGCTACACCAACACAAAGTACTAATAACCAAGATAGTAACTTTATTAAAGATAAATTCTTGTGCTTTGCTTACAGATATAAATTTAAAGATGGATTCTTTTCAGCTATATCTTCTTGGACTGCACCTCAATTTATACCTAGTAGACTTGAGATAGATCCTGAAACTGGATATAATAAAGGAATGATAAACTCTGCTAATGCTGTTGATTTAATATTTAATACAGGTAGTAGGGAAGTTGTAGAGGTTGATTTATTATTTAAAGAAACAAACTCTTCTTTAGTTTATGTAATAGATAAATTTAATAAAGAGGATGAGGGTTGGTCTGATAATGTTCCTGAGACTTTTGAATTTAATAATAGTAAAATATATTTACCTCTTCCTGAATCACAATACTTTAGAAACTTTGATAATGTACCACTTATAGCAAGTACACAAGCTAAGATTGGTAGTAGATTAGTTTATGGTGATTACGAAGAAGGTAGGGATATAGATATAGATGGCAAAATAGATTTTGATGTAGACGTAGTTTCTGAAGCTGTTAATGAGAATAGTTATACTGCTACAACTATAATACAAGATACTCCTTTTGCTTTATCTAATAAGATATTTTATGATACAGCTACACGAGTATCAGGAAGTACTAATGATTTTTTAGATTTAAATACAGGAATATTAAATATAAATGTGATAGATGGTGCAACTGTAACTTTTAAAATTGATATAGACTTAACTGAAGAGGATTGTAACTATAAAATAGTATTCGACAGTAATATAGATGGTATTCAAGAAAGCTCACTTTTTGATAATGACGGTAATGATAGTTACATATTTACAAATAACACAGGCTCAGATGTAAGCCTAATAGTAACATCTTTTATTAAGAATGTATTTGGAAATGTAAAGTACAATGTAGATGCTAATTTAAAATACACAGAAGCTGGTTCTTTTAGTTTTGAATACGATTATTCTTCTGATTTTAAGATAGCTTATAGTTCAAGCTTAGGTTCTAGCACAGCAGGAAACCAAGTTTATAATGGTACTATTTTAGTTGATTTAGATGGTTTTGAATTTGAAAAAGATAGTGTATTATTTATTGATTATGTAGCTGACCCTAACCTTAATATAGATTCACCTGATATTTTTGGTAGTTTATTTTATATTTTAGAAGATGACTATTCTAATGTGCAAGATTTCTATAATAATTCAGGATTCAAGAATTACATAGAAGGAGATGCTTCTGATAGTTTCGAGGAGAATAATACTACAGGTGGCGAGGTTTATGAGTTTACAGGTTTTACTTGTGAATTAGATGACTTTGAGATAAAAATTAGTATGCCTATTACTATTTATAAAGGTAAAGAAGATTTAGAAAACCCAGACGCAAGAAGACAAGAGTTGTACCCTGTTAAGAATGTAGATGCTTATTCTACTATAGGTGGCGCATTTACAAGTTTACACAGTAATAGAGATTATGAAGTTTCTATGTTGTATATGGATAAGCAAGGTAGAAAAACAACTGCTCTTACATCTAAAGAAAATACAATATACATACCTAATAATAAATCTACAGAACAGAATAAACTAAAAATAACAGTAAATCACAACCCTCCATCTTGGGCTGACAGATATAAGTTTGCAGTTAAACAAGTTAAAGGTAATTATGACACTATATTTTCTAATGTATTCTATATTGATGGATTATATGTTTGGTTTAAAGTTATAGGAAGTAATAGGATTGACTTAAAAGAAGGAGATGAGTTAATAGTTAAAAGAGATTCTGATGGGGCTTTAGATAGCAATGTTGTAAAAGCTACTATATTAGAAGTTAAGACTCAAGAGAAAGATTTTATATTAGATAATAAAGATGATTTAGGTTTAGATATTGTAGAACAATCTGGAACTTATTTTAAAATAATACCTGATGGATTCTCTGTTACAAGCACAGAAGAAACTAAGATTATAACTTATGATGAAGACAGGAAAACAGGAAATAATACTTTCCCTAGAACATATAATGGTGTAGGAGAATGGGTTGTAGATGATGAAAATTCAAACGTACCAAATGAAGTTCCATTAAGTATAATTGTAGGTGATTTTTCAATATACAGAGCTAAAGTATTATCTGGACTTTCTTATTATGATAGTGAATCAGGCTCTGTTAAAGATAATGAAATAGCTTTAGGGTCTTCTATTAGAGTTAATTTAAAATCAAAAAGAACTTATAAGTCAAGAGCAGATGGTAATACTATTTTTGACAAAACGTATTTTGCTACAAGAAGTTATTCTAGTTTTAAAGAGTTCTTTGATAATCAAATACAACCTGAAATGCCATTACAACCTACTAATGGAGCTGAAGATGGGAATTACGAAGAAGTAGAGGTTGTTAGGGGTTTTATTTACTATAAAGAAAACGAATCAACCATTAAGCCTGGAGAAAGTTTTGAGTTTATAGAAAGTGATGAAGGTTATTTATTTTTAAAAACTAAAGGTATTTACAATGGTAACGGAGGAAGTGTAGGTGGTAGATTATATACAGAACTAGATATAAAACTAAACAACGTAACTCTTTGTTTTGAAACAGAACCAATCGAAAGTATAGAAGCACCTTTTTATGAGACACCTGAAACTTACGAAGTAATAGATGGTCAGCACGAGTTTACAGAACATATACTAACAGAAACATTTAATTGTTATGCTTTTGGTAATGGTGTAGAGTCTCATCAAATACAAGATAAGTTTAACGAGAAATATGTATCTCTTAATGCAGTGCCAACAGCAGTTAGTGAAGATGAGTATAGAAGAATTAGAAGATATGCTGATTTAACTTATAGTGGTGTTTTTCAACCTAATACAAATGTAAATTCATTAAATGAGTTTAACTTATCTCAGGCTAACTTTAAAGATGATATAGAGAAAAGATATGGTAAGATAGTTAAACTTTATCCTAATGAAACAGATTTATTAGTTATACAAGAAGATAAATGGAGTAAAGTGTTATATGGTAAAGATTTACTATTTAATTCAGATGCTACAACAAACTTATCTAGGATAGCAGAAGTATTAGGTCAGCAAGTTATGTATGGTGGTGAATATGGTATATCTAAACACCCTGAATCATTTGATGAATACTCGTTCAACAACTATTGTACAGATGTTAATAGAGGTGTTGTAATGAGAAAGAATAATGCAAATGGTCTCTCTGAGATATCTAATTATGGTATGACAGATTACTTTAAGAAGTTGTTTAGAGATAATGATATAGTTAATATAATAGGGGCTTATGATGCTTTCTATGATGTTTATTTCTTAAATATAAAGTATAACACTAATCAATATGTTACTTGGGTATTTAGTGATTCTGACAAAGGATTCTTAACTAGAGCTACATTTAACCCTGAAGATATGGTTAGACTTAATAACGAATTTATATCATTTAAAAACGGAGATGTTTATTTGCATAACAACGGAGAGTATAATACTTTTTATGGTGTACAATCACCAAGTAAGTTCTCATTTAACTTTAGTCAAGAACCTAGTACAAGAAAACTATTTAGAAATATATCAATAGAAGGTACTGATTCTTGGAATATAGACTTAAAGACAGACTTACAAGAAGGATTTATCAATAAGGTAGACTTCAAGAAAAAAGAAGGTGTTTGGTATGGTTATGTAAGAGGAGAAGAAGGAGAAGTAGATTTAGCAACTTTATCTGTACAAGGTATAGGTCAAATATCAGAAATTGTTGGAGATACAATATCCTTTGTAACTGATGTTCCAAGTATAATTAGTGTAGGAGATGTAGTTTACAACACTTCTATGTTAGGAATAGGGAATATTACAAATAAGACATCTAACAGCATAACTTTAAATTCCGTAGTTGGACTATCGGTGTCTGATTTCGTGCTATCTACGAAGCCACAATCTATTGAGACAAGTGGATTGTTAGGATATTATATGAGAGTGGATGCAGAATTGACTTCAGATGAGTATTCTGAGGTGTTTGCAGTTAATAGTGAGGTATCAAAAAGCTTTGAATAATTCGTATATTTGCTTAACGAGTTTATAATCAAAGCATTAAAAATTTATAAACCAAAATAAAAAAACAGAATGGCGTTAATTACAGGAATAATGGCAGGTGTAGGTGCTTTGAGCAGTGGACTTCAAGCACTTCAAGGAGCTAAACAAAAAAGGAGGGCTGAGAAAGCTCTTGAAAACTATAAAAGACAAGAGTTAACCAATAAAGCTAAAGACTTAACAGTATCTACAAGAGGTGCTGATATGCAACAAGAGCAACAGGCAAGACTTCAAGCAGGTCAGATTGATGCTTTAAGGGGTGCAGGTACAAGAGGATTGATTGGTGGTTTAGGTAGAGTAGAAGCAGGTAGTCAACAAGTATCACAACAAATAGGTGCTAACTTAGACGAACAGCAGAAAGCTATTGATAGACAGATAATGCAAGAGGAGATTAACCTTAGAAATATGACAGAACAAAGAGAGAATGCAGATTTAGCAGGATTATCCTCTCAGTACAACTCAGGCAATCAACAAATGTGGAGTGGTATTGGTGGTATAACTCAATCAGCTATCTCAGGATTAGGTGCAATGAAGAATCCATCTCCAAGTGGCACACCTAACCCTCAAGCTCAAACTCTTAGTCAAGCAACAGGTGTTAGTTTAAATCCTATGGTTGCACAACCTATGAATACAGGTTTAAGTTTCTCAACATCATCTATACCTAGTAATTTAGGTGGTGCTAATTAAAATAAAGGAAAATAATGGCAATAGGTAATAAAGGATTTTACGCAACAACTCAAGCTCCGAATGTAGATTTTGGAGCTATGGTTGATAAAGGTATAGATAAGAAGTTAGCGAGAGATGCTGATGAAGATGCTAAGAGATTAAAAGCAAAGGCTGATAAAGAAGCTAAGAAGAAAAAATTAACTGTAGAATGGGATAAGGTAAAACAGACAGGTAGAAATATGTACGACACCTCTACAAATTCTTATGTCAAAGAAACCATCAAAAACACACAAGCACTTCTTCGTCAATACGATGCTTCTAACAACCCTGAAGAAAGGGCTATGCTTGAAGATCAAATAAAAATGAATGAACTGAATGTACAAACATTAGCAGGTTCTACAGATGTTTTTAAAGGACTTATAGATAAGGTTACAGGTAATTTAGATAATTACAATGCAGATGCTGTTGATTATTTCACAAACCTAATGACTAATTTAGACAAAGGTAATGCAAGGGTTTATAGTGATGAAAATGGAATGCAGATGTATGAAGTTTTTGATACAGACCCTAACGATGACATTGATGATTCTTATACGATATCTGCATCTGACTTAATGAAAGAGCCTATGTTGGCTTCTGATTACTACACAAAAAAGAATACTTTTGTAGATAATGTTCAATTACAGAAAACCCAAAGAGGAAGTAGGCTTTACAATGTGACAGAAGAAAAGAGAACAGAAGAAACTATAAAGCAAGTTAAGGTTTTTGCTGAAAAACTAACTAACGATAAAGCTGAAATGTTTAAGTTTTTTGTTGATGAACATGGAGGTGGTGCAGAAGGTATTAATGCTTGGAACAATAAAACTGATGAAGAGTATAAGGAATATAAAGACAAGTTTTATGAAGAAACTTATAATGACGCATTGACAGCTATACAAGGGGAGAAAACTATAGGTTTTGGAACTCCGACAGGCGATAGCGGTAATAAACCTAAAGTAACATCAGGAGAAGTGACTACTGCAAATTCTGAAGGAGGCGAGATTACTGTTACTAAAACTGGTGAGATTATAAGTAGAGGTTATGAAGATGGTTCTTCTGTTACACCTGTATCTAAATCTAATATGGATGCTGTAAAATTAGCTAAAGGAGTTCTTACTAAGACTGGTTATGACTCAAATGGAGCTTTTGTTGTTGTATTAGAGCCTGAAGAAAACAGAAAAGGAATGACAGCAAGAATAAATATTGCAGGACAAAAAGAAGAAGATGGATCTAAAACTCCTTCTGTAAGTGCAGGTGTATCTGATTCAGGAACACCTAAAATCACAAAAATATATCGTGAAAACTCTGATGTTTATGCTGAAGCAACTGGTAAATTCCCTAACTATAAAGAAGTAAAGACTAACAACTACAACGATTTTGTAAGAAGAAGACGAGCAGAGTTTGGAATGGATGATAGTTATTCTAACGATGATGTAATATCTAAAGCTAGAAAAGAAGCTAAATACACTGCAGGAGAGAGAACTAAATACGAGAGTAACGCAAAAGAGTTTGTGAATCACGATGACATAAAAGGTCGAGTTGCAAAACTCAAGTCTGAAGGAAAAATAAAAGATAATGCCACAGATAAAGAAATAATTGATTACTTTAAGAATAATGTAAAATCTGTTTGGGATAAATGGAATAAAGGAGGTAAAATGGAGAAAACAAAATCTAAAGGAAATACAACAGGAGGAAACGCAAGATAAATATGGAAGAGCAATTATTAAAAGATTTACTAGAAACAGCGAAAGCAAATAATTACAATTGGGATGTTATAATGCCAAAGTTTCCAGAGTTAAAAGACGTAGATTTGCAGTTGTTAAAGGATTATACTGAAACTGCAATAAAGTATGATTATGATTATGATGTCATA